AGTTTGGACATACAAGATAATTTTGATACTATTATACAAAATTTAAAAGCAAAAGGTGTGATTCCTTCAACATAAAATATAATTCAATAATATTTATAATAAAAATACAATAAAATGGGATATTTAAATAATGCAGTCGTAACAGTAGACGCAATTTTAACAACAAAAGGAAGACAATTGTTAGCACAAAACAACGGTTCTTTCAGAATTACACAATTTGCATTAGCAGATGACGAAGTAAATTACACATTGTACAACCCCAACCATCCATCGGGTTCTGCATATTACGGTGAAGCAATTCAAAACATGCCATTGTTAGAAGCATTTCCTCAAGAAACTCAAACTATGAAGTATAAGTTAGTTACTCTACCTAGAGGAACAGCTAAGTTACCTATCTTGGATTTGGGCTTCTCAGCAATCGTAATTAAACAAGGTGCTTCATTAGCAATTACACCTCAAACATTAAATTACTTTGGTGGAAATACTTTTGAAACATCTGGATACACAGCAACAATTTCAGACGTACGTTTATTTAGTACATTTGAGGGTGTAGGTGTTAACACACCAGCTGCTCAAACTTTAAATACTACTACAACATTAGGAACTAACGTTTCTAAAACAGTTGTTGGTACTACTATTAATGTTAGAGCAACAACCGTAAACACATTATTTGGCTCAAATACTCAATTACAAGCTACATTAACTGTAGAAGGTAGAGACAGTGGAGCAAGAGTAACAATCCCAGTAACAGTAACTAAAATATCATAAAAAAATATAAAACATGTCATTTAACCGTTTAGCACCCGAAGATTTTGTAGTAAGTTCTGACTCTATCACAGCCACATTGTGGTCCGCAGGAGCGATATCTTTAACTAATTTTTACACTTCATCAACACAAGAAGCAGGATCTTCAGGAAATTTCTACTTGAACATTTATCAAACTGCGTCTACTGATGCTTCAGCAGAAGTGCAATTCGCTATAGCTTATGGTAACCAATATGGTAGTGGAAGTTCATTTTACAACAGTGCAGTTGTAGGAGCGTCTCCAACAAAAACAACATATGGTCAATATCAAAACTTAGTTTTAGGAGATGAAAATGCTGCTTTTACATTTGGTGGAGTAACATCATCTGACTTTTGGGTACTATCCATAGACAGAACACGATATAAAGAATCTCTATTTCCAGGTTCATTATCATTAAAACTTTCAGGAAGTACAGGTGTTGTCACTTTAACAGATGACAGTCAAGTAGCTTCATCAATTGTGTTTAATGAAGCAGGAAGAGTATTTCAATTAGTAAGTGGATCTCAAGGAACAGTATACACTGGTTTAAATGCTAATGGATACAGTCCATCAGGTTCATATGGTTGGTTACTTCCAGACATTGGAACTATTATATTAAATCCAACCGCGTTAAGTGCATCAATAAGATTAGCTTCAAGTCAATCATACAACTCAGATGGCTTAAACTATAGAAAATTATTCACTGCTATGAATGGATCAACAGCTAAATCTTTTTTCTTAAACAGTCAAGAAACTATATCTTCTGATTATATATTTGTAAGAGCAAGAAATGCTGAATTTAACTATTCAGAAAATCCAAGTTTTATATCTGGAAGTACAGGAGAAGTATTGTATGATTCATTTATAAATGCTCCTCAAACATATGTAACTACAATTGGATTGTACAACGATACAAATGAATTGTTAGCAGTAGCTAAACTTTCAAGACCATTATTAAAAGATTTTACAAAAGAAGCACTAGTGCGAATTAAATTAGATTTCTAAAATGAATGGGTGCTTACAAGCAATTTTTAGCTTCAGATATAGTAGTTACCCCATTTGAGGTTAACAAAGGATTTACCTGTTATTCAGATGAAGAAGGAACTATTGTATTAGACGGAGCAATTTCTGGTGTAGATAGACTTTTAGGACAAAATATACTATCACCTATTTTCAATCCACTATCTGATCCTACAACAGGAACATTAACAGTTCAATATCAACGATTAATATACTCTTCAATAGAAGAATTATACTACTCTAACTATTTAAGTTCAAGTTACAGTGATCCAGCAAGTCGACCTATATTAGTTCCAGGCAGAGATGCTGAAGGAGATAGATTAATAGGTTCATCTAGCAACACAGCGTATGATAATTACTTACAAACTACATTATCTTATCCACGATTTCTTCCTACAGCATCAGATAGTATTATAGGGGTTATTTCCATTCCTGTTCGTTTGTTTGGTGACTATATAAGACCAAATTCATTTGTTTTTACTTCTGAAAGTGGAAGTTTAACAGATGATGGAGAAGGAAACATATTATACAATGGAAACATAGTAGGAAACATATTTTATCCTCACGGTACTATAGTAATTACAGGAAATGAGATAGCATACAGTGGAACTTCAAGCTACGGAACAGCACTATATGGAGTATCAGCTTACGGTGGAGGAGCAACATTTGCAGATGAAGTGTTAAATTTCATTAACTCTATCAATGTCACTTGTTCATTTTCAAGTTCATATAAAATATTTGAAACACAGTACAAATGTACAATTAGAGAAAATGAGTTTAACTTAAGTTTAAATCCAAGTACAATATCAGGAAGTACAGATGGTACACCATATGATTTTATAAATGAATCATATTTTTCACCTTATGTTACAACAATAGGATTATATGATGAACAACAAAACTTATTAGCAGTAGCTAAATTAGCTCAACCCCTACCTTCATCCCCAACAACAGATACAACAATATTAATTAATCTAGATAGATAATGATAAAATTAATAAATTTATTAAAAGAAATTACTGAGGGTAAACAAGTTGGTACATTATATCATTATACTGAAAATTGGTTATTAAAACAGATAATAGAGACTAATACTCTATTAGCACCCGTTAGTTTTACTAGACGTCAAAGTGATTGGGTAAGAGATTTTACTAATGGGGAATCTATAATGGTTATTGATGGAGATAAATTATCTAACAATTATAAAATTCGGCCATACCAAGATATTAACCCATTTTTAGCTGATGTAGATGATGAGTCACCTTCTTTTGAGGGTGGGAAAAATGAAGAATATGAAGAACGTGTTGATAAAAATATTATTAATTTAAATAAATACATCATTAAAGTCATAATTTTAATACCTAACTCTGAAATAGAATCTTTATTAAAAGAAAAAAATATCCCATACGAAATAAAAAATGAATAATTGGTTACACGAAAATAAAGTTATAGAAAAAATTGAAGATTTTCCTGAAAATACATTCGGATTTATATACAAAATATCCAACAACGAAACTGGAAAGTTTTACATTGGTAAAAAACAGTTAATGTCTAAAACCAATGTCAAGTTAGGTAAAAAGGAAAAAGCAGCACTACCAACACAACGCGGTAGAACTCCATCTAAAAAACTAGTAGTTAAAGAAGCCGATTGGCAAAACTATTGGGGCAGCAACAAACCACTACTTGAAGAGTTAAAGTCAGACAAAGATAAATTCACAAGAGAAATACTTATGATTTGTTCTAGTAAAAAACTTTTAACATATTGGGAGGCAGCATTTCAAATAAAGTTAGATGTACTGTTGATAGACAGTTACAATGACACCATTCTAGGACACTACTACAAAAAAGACTTCATAGTTTAAATTAGGATTATAAATTAATCTTTATTATATTTAAGTTATGGTTAATGCTTTAATATATTTAATGGACACAGTCTTAGGTAAAGGTAAACCTACATCTAAGGGAAACAGAGCATATCATTGTCCTGAATGTAAACATCATAAGTTAAAACTTGAAATAAATTTAGATGAGTCCTCATCACATTTTCAATCATACAATTGTTGGACGTGTGGATTTAAAGGCAAAAAGCTAACTACTCTGTTTAAGAAAATAGAGGCAGATCCCAATAAAGTAAGTGAATTAAGATTTTTAGTTAAATCGTCTTCAAAAGAACATAGTGGAGTTGAAGTGACATCTAAAAAAGTAGAGTTGCCTAAAGAATTCATTTCACTTATCAATCCACCAAATAGTATAACAACTAAACATGCTTTACATCATTTAAAAGCAAGAAACATACTAAAAGAAGACATCATAAAGTACAACATAGGATATTGCGAATTTGGCAGCTACTCAAACATGATCATTTTACCTTCATATAATTCAGAAGGTACACTTAACTACTTTACAGCGCGCAATTTCAATAAAAATTCAACAATGAAGTACAAGAATCCAGATGTGTCAAGAGACATAATTGGACTTGAACTATTCATTAATTGGAATGTGCCTATCACTTTATGTGAAGGAATATTTGATGCTATAGCTATCAAACGAAATGCTATACCATTATTAGGAAAGACAATACAAAAGAGTTTAATGAAAAAAATCATTAATTCATCAGTAGAAAAAATATACATAGCCTTAGATAAAGACGCAATTAAGCAAGCGTTAAATTTTTGTGAGTCACTAATAAACGAAGGTAAAGAGGTTTATTTAGTTGATTTAAATGATAAAGACCCAAGCGACATGGGTTTTGAAAACTTCACTAACTTAATTCAAAACACTTTACCTTTAACATTCTCAAACTTACTTGAAAAAAAACTCCAATTATGATAGAAAAAGGAAACTCGATACATAGTAAAAGTATCAAACGATTATTAGAAGTAGATCTTAAAAACAACCAAGTTAATTTTTTAGACAATAGATTTTATAAGTATGGCACTAACTACTATCCATCAGTAACTAGTGTACTACAATATTTTCCTAAAGGTAAATTTTTTGAAAATTGGTTAAAAGATGTAGGACATAATGCAGAATTTATAGCTAAAAAATCAGCTGATGAAGGAACTCAAACTCACAGTTTAATTGAAAAATATTTAACAGGTGAAGAACTTAACTGGTTAGATGAAAAAGGCAATGCTCTTTACTCACTACATGTTTGGCAAATGTTGCTTAAGTTTGTTGATTTTTGGAAAACAGAAAAGCCAGAACTTATTGAAAGTGAAATACATTTATTTTCACATACTCATAAAATAGCAGGTACTTGTGACTTAGTTGTTAAATTAAGAGGTGAATTATGGATATTAGACATCAAAACATCAAACAGCTTACACACATCTTATGATTTACAATTAGCAGCATACACTACATGTTGGAATGAAAATTCTAAATTAAAAATATCTAAAACCGGTGTTATATGGTTAAAATCATCTAAACGTGGTGAAGATAAAAAAGGTGAAAAAATTCAAGGTAAAGGATGGGAAATATATGTTTCACCTCGTCCACTTGAGGAAAATTGGAATTTATTCACTAAAATATATGATATATATAAATTAGAAAATACTAATCATGAACCATCATTTAATAAGTTTCCTACAACAGTTAAATTAAATTCTTAAACATTTCCATATTTTAATAATATTTATAAGGGACTTGGCTTCGCCAGTTTCCTTATATATATTTAAAGTATGATAAAGCTTATACATCTCTTAAAAGAAATAGTTGACAATCCAAAAGCCATAATTATGGCGGGGAGTGCGGGTTCTGGAAAAACATTTTTCTATAATAAAATTAAAGATTTTACAAAAGAGTGGAAGTATTTTAATCCAGATAAATTTGCCAGAAATAAAGACTCAGAATTATATAAAAATCTTCGTGGTTCATCTATTGCAACTGAAAAAGAATTAGACGCGGAAATATCACAAGAAAATAAATCTAACATTATTTGGGACACTACCGCTAATAATCCAACCAGTGTATTAAGAGTTAAAGCATCAGGATATGACACATTAATGGTTATGATATATGCTCATCCAATGGTAGCATATTATCAAAACTTTAAACGAGCTAAAGAAGAAGGTGAAGAAAGTCTTTTTGGTAAAGCAGTATTATTAACATGGATTAAATCATACAGTCCTGAATTAATCAAAACATATCAAGAAGCATTTGGTAATAATTTTATTTTAGTAAACAATACTCCAGATGTTGATCAAAATATAATTGATGGTTTTAATAAAGCAGCACAAGAAAGTCCAGAAGCAATCAAGCAATTTATAAATACTGAAACTAAAAACAATCCAGATTTTTACACAGTCACACAAAAGAAAGAACCTACATCTTTACCTCAAGAAGTAGAAGCTGATTTTAATGAAAAAGCTAAACAATTAGGCACTTTAAATAGTTATGAAGAAAGAAAACTTAAAGAAAAAGCATTAGAATATTATGTTAAAAATAATAATTTTATGCCTATGAATAAACAAGGTAGGTCCAATGGTTTTAAAGAACACTTAGACTCAATTCAAAAAGCATTCCTAAAATCTAAAGAGGAAGAAGATCAAATGTATCAAGCATTATTTGATACATTCAAAGATGTAGTTAGAAGTGAAGTTACAGTTGATCAAGCAGTAGAAAAAATTAAAGAATTCGCAACATAATGAATGATTTAACTAAATATCTTATAACTTCACTTTTATTAGAGAATGAAGATATAAACGAATTACAACCCTCAGAAATTAAATATTGGGCTTTACACTCAGATGTTTTTGATGCTTTAAAAAAAGACTCAGATCATGAAAGAGTATACATTTATTTAAAAAATAAGTTAACTGGAGAAAAATTAGAAGCCTTAGAATATTTTTACAATGAATATTTTTTAAATCCAAAAAATTCAATAAAAGAATCATTAAACACACCATCAACCTTTAAAGAAGCGTTAAAATCTTTAACTAAGTACATGATTGATCAAGGTATGAACATCAAACCCTTACCACGTATAATAAGTATAAGCAACGACTCTAAAAACGCTGAAAATATTTTAGGTAAAACGGCACATTACAATCCAAACAACTGTTCAATCACTTTATTTACATTAAACAGACATCCAAAAGACATTTTACGTTCATATGCTCATGAGATGATTCATCGTATGCAAGATAATGAAGGTAGATTAAATAACATCAACACTACCAACACAAACGAAGATGACAGTTTAGAAGAATTAGAAGAAGAAGCATATTTAAAAGGAAATATTACATTCAGAAATTGGGAAGATTCAATTAAAAATCCTAAACCATTAAATGAATGGATTATAGAATCCGATTTACCTAAATTTAACCCACCAGCATTATTAACAACAGATTTAGTAACTCAATTGTATAAATTAAAAATAAATGAGATATTACTTAATCCTAATAATGCTGCTGAAATAGAGGGTGATGTATTTAGTGGAAAATTTAAGGTAGGTGATTTAGGTTATACTTATTCAATTTCAAAATTTCCAAATCCTTATAAAGATGGTGATTTTTATAATATAAATTTTGATGAAATAGGAAATAAAAATTCAAATCTTCAAACTGGAAAAGCAGGAGGTAAAAATTATATAAAAATATTATCTACTATGTATAAGATTATATTAGATTTTGTTTCAAAAGAAAAACCTAATTATATAGGAATATCAAATATAGAAGGTAGCGGATATGGAAATGTTTATAATGATTTAACTAAAACAAATAAATTACCAGGATATTCTAGAAAAGATGCTAAAGTAAATTTTATAACAAAAGATAGTGAAAATAGAAATATTAATGGTTCATTTGTTGTATTAAAAAAAGTTCAATCTGGAGAATCAGAATTTTAGATGTACAAATTAACAGACCTATACAAACAACTTAAAGAAGAAGCACAAGCAGCTCAAATTTCACAATATACAATATATTGTGATATGGATGGAGTATTGTGTGACTTTGACAGACGTTTTGAACAGTTTGGTGGAATGTTGCCTAGTGAATATGAAGTTAAAAATGGTACTAAGAAATTTTGGGAGTTAATAGATGGCATAGGTGCACAGTTTTGGTCAGAAATGCCTTGGATGTCAGACGGTAAACAACTATGGACATACATTAGTAAGTATAAACCATCATTACTATCTGCACCATCACAAGATTCATCATCACGATATGGAAAAAGTTTATGGGTTAAGAAAAATATACCTGGAACTAAATTAATATTAGCAGAAAGAAAAAACAAACAAAATTATTCCAAGAAAAATCGAATACTTATCGACGACATGCCTAACACTATCAATGAATGGAATTCAAGAGGTGGCATAGGTATATTACATACTTCAACAGAAAATACATTAAACGAATTAAAATCACTAGGACTATAATGAAATACAAGTACAAATTAGTAGAAAATGAAGAACCTACCACTAATGGTGGAGGAGAAGAAAGTGGATTGCGAAGAATGGACATTCCTAAAGAGTTAAAATTAACTACTCATGGAAATGTAACTGCTGATGATATTATAAGAATATTAGAAGACCCAAAGTATTTTAGTGATGCTTTTATTAATAAATCAGACAATTTAAAAGATTTTGAAAGAAAAGTATTTGGTGATAAGCCAACTAGTGATAAGTTTATTAATACAAATAAGACAATTTATGATGAGAATGGTATTAAGTTATACAATGAAATAGAAAACTCAGTTAAAGATAGATTTGAAAGAAAAGATTTTATAATTAAAAAAGATAAAAGTAACAAAACAATATTTGCTTTTCCTATTAAAAATAAAAAACATCAAGACTTAGTGGTAGCTTATTTAAATGTAAAACCTAAAACATACATAAAACCTAAAAAAGTAGACGATTCTACTTTAACATTTAACACATCAGATAAAAAAGATATCGATAAGATTTTAAAGGCCGCACAAGAAGCAAAAGCTATTTCAAGTAAAGATTATTCATTAGAAACAATAGACAAAGAAGATGAAAGTAAATTAAACGAAGATAAGCTCTTTAACATAGATCCAAAAATGTCATTCCAAATTTATGATATATTAAAAAATGAAGTACCTGAAATAGGTAAAAGATTTGCTACTAAATCCAATTTTTTCTATTTTTTAAATGATAATATAAAATAATAGTTATGTCAGAAAACGTTCTCAAAAAAGATTTCCAACAAAAAGACATTCAACGTCTTCGCAACCTTGTTCAAGGTAAACATGGTGAAAAAACCACTACTGGAATAGGTTATGAAAAAAAACAAGAGTTTCATGAAGAAGGAGATGTGTGGGAATTAGATGGTCGTACATGGACTATCAAAAATGGAATCAAACAAAATTTAACTAAATTAGATAAAGCAAAGAAGGAAGTTTCCCTTCCACTATTTTGTCCTTGTTGCACTAATTTAATGAAAAACAAAAACGATAAACTATTTTACATACAATATAAGAGATGCTTCAACTGTCAAATAGACTTTGAAACAGAATTGCGTATATTAGGTTTATGGGAAGAGTATGAAAAAAACATCATCAATTCAGACATAGATCATACTATTAAAGACTATACTGTTTGGATGGATGAAGTAATTAATAATTCAAATGAATCATATGTAACGGAAGCCGGAGACATTGAAAATTGGGTTGGTTCTGCAAAGAAAAAGTTGTTGGAAAATAAAGAAGAAACAATTAATTATTTACAAAACCTCAAAAAATAATTTATGAATGCAACAAGTTTAACAGTAATAATAGCATTATTAACAGCATTAATAGCACCAGTATTAGTAGAATGGATAAAGGTAAATTTTATTCATAAAAAATCACCAAAAGACTTACTAGGAGAATCTATCAATTCAGATGAAAAAATAGACACACAACTTGAAATAATGATGGAAGAATTAAAATGTGATAGAATATGCATTTCACAATTCCACAATGGAGGTCACTTTTATCCTACAGGTAAATCTATTAAGAAATTTAGCATATTTTATGAACGCACCACTGATAAAGCTACATCTATAAAAGAAATATTTCAAAATATTCCTGTGTCCTTATTTCCTAAAGTATTCTCAGTATTGTATAAATACGGTGAAATTGACATTCCTAATTGTAAAGAAAATACAGTAGATTGTGGCTTATTTCCGGTTGCAGGTAAAAATTATAAAACTAAATCATTTTACATGTTAACTATAAAAGACTTAACAGATAACTTTATAGGTACTTTAACTGTGTCTTATTATGGAAAAGAGCATAAATTAACATTAGAAGAATGGATCTTATTGAGACAAAAAGTAGGTGCAATAGGTAGTTTATTAACTGACTATTTACACGATAAGAAATAAAAGTACAATATTTATAATAAAAATACAACAATGGACAAACAATTTGAACATATGCAAAAATTGGCTTTTGGTAAAAAGTCAATTAATGAGTTAACTACTAAATCAGCATTCAAAAGACAAATCAAAGAAATGATTTTAGCTGAAATAAATGAAGCAAAAAAGAAAAAATCTGAAGATGTAGCGCCACAAGAAGATGTGGAACTTAACATAGACACACCAGTTGAACCTTCAACTGAAGCTTCTACAGACACAATGGCACCAGAAATGGGCAGCGCTGCTGACATTAATCCAACAGTAAAGTCAATTCAAGATTCATTGCAAAAAGCATTTGCTAGCGCTAAAGAATTAGGAGATGCTAAATTGGTAACTCAAATTGGAAACACAATTACAATGCTTGTGAGAGATCAAGTATTAGGTGGTGGACAACAAGCTGTTGCTGAAGGTATGGAAGATATAAACGACGAAATATATAACGACATAGACTTAGCAGTTTCAAATGAAGCTTACAATCGTTTCATAGACGCGGCTAGTGCAATATCTGACGATTTAATAAGTAAAGGCTTTGAAGCAAAAGATATTTACGACTATTTAAATGCTAGAATATTAGCAGAAGCATAATAAACAATAAATAATAATCAAAAACAAAAACAAAATGACACAAGAACTATTTGAACAAATTAGTGGGTTGTATGAAACAGCAAAAACTAATCACGAAGAAACAAGTAAAGCAGCAAAAGGTAGAGCTCGCAAGGCATTATCAGAAATGAAAAAAACTATTGCTGCTTACAATAAAGCATCAGTTGCTGAAGCAAAAGTAAAGTAAATCATGGCAATACTTACCCCTAGAGAATTAGAATTAAAAAATCAGCTTTACAATCAATATAAAGCTAACAAAACTGAATTCATTAAAAAGTATAAGGGTAACGCAGAACAAGTGATGACTGGACGTGCTATTAAAACAGCTAAAAATATGGCGAATAAAGAACAAAAACAACGAATCAGAGAAATGGTGAAAAGTAGCTTAGCTAATGGACCAGTTGAAGAAATTAATTCAGTAGAATATGTTCAAAATCGTAAGTCAGTTGATGAAAAAAATCCTATAGACACGGTTAGAATGGACATTCCATTACTAATCCGTGTCATGGAATTTGCTAAAGAAGACGCTAAAACAGACATGGATTTACATGCCGCCGCAGAAAATATGATTGAACTGTCTAAAAAAGACAGAGTACTTAACATGGATGATTACAACAGTATAGTAACACCAGATGAAGAAAACCAAATAAACGAATTGGTTAAAAAGGTAATGACAAAATTAAAAGCCTAATAATGACTAAAGACGAGTTCAAAGATAAAATTAAAACATTAGTTAAACAAGTGTATGCTAAGACTGAAAAATCTACAGAAATAGACTTAGACAGTCCATCAGTTGTGTCTTTAGACAACGTTCGTTTTCCAGTATTAGTGAAATTTCCTACATTAAATGATACCATTGTTAAATTATTAACAGATCAATATGATTTGTTTATTAAAGACATTGAATGGGTAGCACCCCGTCCTACTACATTTCGCATTATATTAGCAAATGATCAAGTATTTTACTTGATTTTTACTGATAGAACATGGATTGGTAAAGTAGAAGGCAAAAAATACTACTTGTTAAACTTGAGTGAAGAGCAAAATTGCATCGAAGCAATAGCTCGAATTTTATCTTACGGTGCTAAAGTAGTTGCAGATGTTCCAACAGAAGTACCTGTACCTGAAACTGCACCTGAAGAACCTGCTCCTGAAGAGCCAGCAGCAGAAACACCTCCAACAGAAGAAACACCATCAGCATAATGGATACATTAGACTTATTTTTAAAAAAATACTCATATAAATTTCCAAAAGGATATCCTGACATGAATAATGAACAGGATATTTTAATAATGGAGAGAATATTGAGTGAGTTAGGAGTTGACTTACAAGAACAACAATTGGACATAGAATTTCCTCTTGATGATGAAATTAAACAACTTATTTCTACTTTAGATGATTATGAAGTTAAAAAAAGGATATTAAAAATGTTAAAAAAAGCTAATAAAAAAGAAGATATATACGATGAAGATGAAGTTAAAGATTCAAAAAATAGTATTTTACAAATACTAAAAAATGAAAAAAAATTAGCTGATAACTATGCTAATGCTATTTATAGAATTTCTCTTGATTTAGGTGAATATAAAAAATTAAATGCATATTTAAAAAATCCAACAATCACTATCTTACCAGAAAGTGGAAATTTAGAAGAATTATTTGCCCCTACTTCTTTATCTAAAGATTTTATTACTGAATTAATTGAATTGTATGGTAGAAGTACAGGAAAAGGAGAAATGGCTTTAATTACTTTTCTTAAAGGTTGCACTGCTCGAGGTGGAAAAAAAGAAGAAAATACTGGAGATGTAAAAATAAATGGAAAATCTATAGAAATAAAACAAGGAAATGCATTTAAATTAGTTCCATTTGAAATTTCAAAGTATGGAAGTAAACCTTCAACTTATTTAAAGGAAAAAACAAATCTTGAATTTAAATCTGGTGAACTTTGGCCTCGTACTTTACAAAACTATTGGAAAG